TTATCTGGCTTTGGGCGTCTGTAATAATAGGCTGCGACGCTTTTTTAATTGCGTCGTATACTTTAGAGTCTTGCGTTTTTACAAGCTCCTTAAATTTGTTTACTACCTTATTAACACCCGTAACCATTAGCTTGTTAATTCAGTCTGCAAGTTAGCGTACATACGCCGCTCCTTTTCTGCTATGTTTAGAATGTTGTAATAATTGCCGCCCCAGCTTATGCGCATTTTAGTATTAAGGCCGCTCACGTAGCGAATGATAAAATTTACCTTAGTCTTATGCTCTCTGCGATCTGCGTTAACTGGCTCCTGGCCGAAGTCGCTCTCTTTAACCTGAGCCCATACTTGCGCAAACTCAGACCAAGACTGTACACGCTCGCCCGTGTTAGAGCTTACGCTTTCGGTGTAGCTCTCTATACTTATAAGTTCGTCAAAGCGCCCGCTGTCCATTTGCATTATATGAATACCTCCAAGCGGTAGGGGTCTAACATATATTTAAGGCCAAAGTCTAGGGGCTTCATGCCTGAGCTAGAGGTAACGCTTGAGCGGTTGTCGTAGTATTGACCTACTAGCAAAAGCGCAGCGTGTTTAATGCACAAGGGCAACTTATTGCCTAAGTCAGTGGTAGCGCTAGTAAGCTCGAAACCCTCTACGCATTCTACTAAGTATTTAGTGCGGTCGTCAGTTAAAGAACTAGGCGCAGAGTTAAAGAAAATATCTAAGCCGTAATTCCCTAAAGGGTCAGGAGCGCTGATCCAGTCGGCAGCTTCGAACTCAGTAACAGCGTTAGACTCATTAACGTAATAAACGTGCTCTAAGCTAAGAACTCGGCTAGGTATGCGTAAATAGTTACCGCTAGGCGTTTGGAGGCCGTTAACGGGGTTTATTAAGCTTGGAAGCCCTACAAAGCCGTCAAAGCCGTAACGAACTGTCGACTTAATAACGTTGTAACCTAAATACTGCCCGCAAGCGTCAAAAGCCATACCTATAAGCCCAGTAATATAGCTGTCGTCGCTTGAGCTTGTGACGCGCAAGTGAGACTTAGCCTCTGATAAGGTTAAGTAATCTGTTGCGGCGTTAGCCTGGCTTATAATACGCTTACCCGTTAGCATCTTTATTTTTTCTTAGTTACTTTAGCTTTTTCTGCCTTAGGCTCTTCTACAACCTCGCAAGCTCCCGCCTCTATCAAAAGCTCTGCCTGCTTGTCGTCTAGTACGGCAATATCTCCAGGGCCATAGCTCAGGTTAAATTGCCCGCTTGCGTTAATCAAAAATTTAACTTTCATTTTGTTAAGTGGCTCCTGGGGGCGAGAGTTAACCACCCCCAGGCTCTAGGATTAAGCCCCTAGCGGCTTGTTAGAGTAATTAGGCGTCGATGTCCTTACATACTGCGAAGGCAGTAGGTTGCAACAAGTTAACGTCCATGTAAGAGTTAAGGACTACGTTAGTCAAGCCAGCAGTAGCACCGCTATAAGGATCTACTGTCAACTCCATACCACCCCATGAAGCGATAGCCATTTTAGAGAAGTCTCCAAAAATCATAGCGCTCAAGTCAGAGGCAGCACCTTTAGACAAGTTAGAGGGGCACAAGGTAGTAAAGGCAGCGTTATAGCCGTTCAACTCGTTAGCACCTGAAGGCATAATGAAATTACCTTCTACACCAGAAGCCTGGCGGGGGGTAGTTTGCAAAGCAGCTTTTACCAAGGGGTTTGTCAAGTAAGCGACACCCTCGCCGTTAGCGTTTTCTACGGCTTTCATCAAGTTAATAACGTCAGCCCAAACAACAGCAGCACCGTTAGCGTTAGTGGCGTTAGAAGCAGCACCGCCAGCGTAGGTAACGTTTACAGAACCGTTGGCAATAATACCAGTAGGCTCGTTAGATCCACCACCTTTAATAGCGGCAGTTTCCAAAGATTGAGCCATAGCGTTCAAAAGCCAGTTGCGTACATAGGCATCAATAGAGTTAGAGCTCTGAAGCATCAACTGGTTAGAAACCTGAATATAAGCAGCCAAGCGCTTAGGAGAGAAGGAAACCTTACCGAAAGCAGGGCTCTTTTCGGCGGCTGTGCCGTTTTCAGTATTCCAACCAGCGTTAGGCAAAGTAGAAGCCTGGGGAAGATCCAAGTTACCTACCAAGCCATTCAACTGCTGAACACCCAAACCGCGCAAAACAGTCTTAGGCAACAACACGTCGATAATACCACCCACTTCGGTAGCGATGTTATAGCCACCCTCAGTACCAGCAGGGCTTCCACCAGTTGCAGTCATGTCACGCTTGAAAACGTCTGAAGGGATCAAAACAGAGTGAGCAGCAACGCTAACACCGCTGCGCTGAAACTCGTCGGCAGCTTTAGCGCTCAATTCAGCTTCTACGCCATCTTTGCGGCCAGTAGCAGCCATTTGCAAAGCACGCTTAAAGCTAAACTTCTCGCTCATCTTGTTAACTTCTTTCTGCTCAGAGTAAGAAGAGGCTCCAGCCAAGTTAGCAGCTTCAGCAGCGCGAGCTTGCAACTTCTCAAGCTTCTCTACTTCAGACTTGATAGAGTCCAAACGGGCGTCAATCTCGTCCAAGCGAGCGCTCTCGCTGTCGCTCATGCTACGGGCTTCTTTTTCGATGTTGTTTTGCAGAGTCTGCAACTCGCCAATCAAGCGGCCGCGCTCTTCTTTCAATGCTTTAATTTTGTTCATTGTATTAAGTGTTTTATTTGTTTCGGTTTAATAGTTTTTATAACGGGCTAGAATCAACTTAACAACGTCAGCGCTTGCCTCGTGTTTGTCAGCCTCTAGCATTTGGCGCTCTTCAATAGCTCCTGAGCAATCGCGGGCGCTTACTGCCGTGCCTTCGTAAGCTGGGTAAGTAACCGGGCTAACGTCGTAAAGCTTGCTTATTTTGTTAATAACGCGCAAACCATTTACCCCGTATTTGTCAGAAGTGCGCCACTCGCTGCCGTTCTTTTCAACGGTAAAAGCAAAAGAGCTTTGTGTAATGTCTCCGCGCATAATAGAGCGAACCCAAGATACGTGGGTAGGGTTCTCGTAATCGGGTACAAAAGAGTAACCAAGCTCGCCGCCTTCGGTAATAAATACCTTAGCTGTGCCGCTTGCCGTTCTGCCTAGCACTAAGTTAGGGTCATGGTTGCCCAATACTCTAACGTCGTCCTCTAGCACCTCGTTAAAAGCCCCAGCGGTTATAACTTCCTCGGCAAAACCTAGGTCGGTACGTTGGTCAATTACTGCGGCAACGCCTACAATTTCAGCGGGCATCTCTTGGCCTTCTACCTTTCGGGCTTCTACGGTGCCTACAAAGCTGCGGCGTTCTTTATTCGTTTCCATTTTAAGCTTGCGTATTATTGTTATTCCCGTCGGGGTTGTTGTTCTTAAAAGCTGCGCTAGTTAGCTGGTCAATTTTGGCCTGCATATAAGCGTTTATTTGCTCAGACGGCATAAGGTTTGCCTCGATTAAATAAGACTCACCACCATCGAAGCCGTTAGCGTCTTCAAACTGGCGGGCCTCGTTACGGCTTAACCAGCCGCCCCTTATACCCTTGTTATAAAAGTCTGCGCGGTCGTTAGCAGTAGCACGCAGCAAAGAGTTAAAGTTAAACTTAAAGTAATAGTTAACTTTATCCGACTCAGTTAGCAACTTGCGGCGCATCTCCTGCTCTATGTTAATAGCGTAAGCCATAAGTGTACGGCTGTAAAAATCTTGGTATTCCTGCTCTACGCTAGACTTAACCCCGTCTTTATTTGCTCCGATCATTGAAGCGGGCACGCCAAAAATACGGGCTATCTCTTCGGCCGAAAACTGGCGCTCTTCTAAAAACTGCGCCTCCTCTGGGCTCATGCTAAGCTTTTCCATAGCAACGCCAGCAGGTAAAACAGTAGAGCGGGCAGAGCCGTTAATAACGTCGTCTAAGCTCAGTTTTAAGCCTTGCGCTTGCTCGGGTTTAATCTGGTGCTCAGACTTAAGCAAAAATTTAAGGGTTCCGTTCTTATAAACGTCGCCGCTTGCACGAATGGCAGCCAAGTCAACGCCCAAGGTTTCAGCGTGGATCTGGACGGGGCTCTTACCCTCTAGGGGGTTATCAAAGCATAGCCCTTTAAAGTGCAGCATATCAACGGCGGG